AAAACAACTCTTCTTCTTTCTTTTGTTTGATTTGTTTTTTTTCTTCTCTATTTTTTTTGACCGTTTCTCTCATATTTGCTAAGTGTGCTAATTGTTTTTCAGAACACGTTTTTTTCTCTTTTTTTTTAGGCTTTTTCTTAGATTTTGGTTGTATTAGTTCTTTTGTTATTTCAATAGTATCAAATCCATATTTTTTCATAAAAACATCCATATTTGTTTTACCCATTGAACAATTGCAACCCGCACATATAGGTCTTAAATTATTTATATGTACTTTACCTCCATTTTTTTCACTTATAACATGTCCGCAATGCCAGTTTGCGGTAGTTATTTTTTCTAATTTACAACAATAACATCTAGCATCATTTTTATCTTTTATATATTTTAACCATACAGTATTTCTTACAGCAGCCGGTATTCTTTCTTTTTTTCCCATTTATAAATAAATATATGCTTGTTTATTTATATCAATTTATTTAGGTCCATACTCTGAATAGTCCGTAAATTTTGGGTCTATATATTGTTTATAATTATTTATAAACATATCTCTTAATTTTGTAGCCTGAACCATATATTTATATTCATCTGTCCATGCTATTCTAGGATTACAGATTTCTCTCCCAACATTTTCTAATTCTTCTGGAACATCAAATTTAAATATTATGTCTTTATTAAATTTTGAATTTAATATAGAGCCGTTTAATATTGCATCAATACAACTCCTAGTATTTTTTATACTAATTCTCTCACCAACCCCATAGGGTCCTCCAACCCATCCAGTATTAACAAGATAAACATTACATTGGTGGTCTTCTATTTTTTTTTGTAGTAAATCGGCATAAACTGTTGGGTGTAATGTTAAAAATGCTGCTCCAAAACAAGCTGAAAAAGTAGCTTCGGGGTCTGTTACACCTCTTTCTGTTCCAGCAACCTTGGATGTATAACCAGATAAAAAATGATACATCGCTTGACCTCCACTTAGTTTTGCTACCGGGGGTAACACACCAAAAGCATCACATGTTAAAAATATTATATTTTTTGGATGACCGGCCATTTGAGGTTCATGCCAATTTGAAATATGATGAATAGGATAACTTACTCTACCATTTGGGGTTTTTTCAGTATTATCATAATCTGGTATGGTGATTATATCCCCGTTTCCCATACAACCTTTTTCTTTTACTTCCCAAACATTTTCTAATAAAGCACCTTTTCTTATTGCTTGATAAATATCTGGCTCATTCTCTTCACTTAAATTTATAGTTTTTGCGTAACAACCACCTTCAAAATTAAATACACCATCATCATCCCATCCGTGTTCATCATCGCCTATTAAATTTCTGTTTGGATCAGCAGATAGTGTCGTTTTTCCAGTACCACTTAATCCAAAAAATAGTGCGGTATCTCCACTTTCTCCCACATTTGCTGAACAATGCATTGCCATAATATTATCTAAAGGTAACCAATAATTCATTAAACTAAATATTCCCTTTTTATTTTCTCCACCATACCAAGTTCCTAATATTACACCCATCTTCTTTTCTATATTAAAAGCAATAGCAACTTCTGAATTTAAATTATGTTCTTTCCATTCATCATTAATTTCTGAACAAGCATTTATTATTGTAAAATCGGGATCTTTTTTATATAATTTATCATCTTCATTGGAATTTATAAACATATTTTTAACAAAATGTTGTTGCCATGCTAATTCATGAACAAACCTAACATGCTTTTGGGTTTTTTTATTTGCTCCACAATAACCATCAAATAAATATATTTCATCTAATTTATTAAAATGGTTAGTAGCTTTATTTAATATACTATCAAATACTTTTGGTGTCGTTGGTTGATTAATATCACCCCACCAAATATTTTTTCCACTTGTAGCACTTTTTACAATCCATTTATCTTTTGGAGACCTACCTGTAAATTTTCCTGTATCTACTCCAAAAGTTTCCCCATATTTTGTATTAAAAACGGTTCCTTCATTATTTTTTACTTCGTGATCAAATAGGGCATCGTGACTTAAATTATAATTTATTTTTGTAGGATTAGTAATACCTATTTTTGTTAAATTATACTTGTCTGTTGAAGTAGAGAAACTTCTTACTAAACTGTTATTTATTAAACGCCGAAACATTTTATATTATATGTAAAAATAATATAAAATACAAAAAAATATACAGTTTTTAAAAATATTCAGGTATTTCATCTATATTAACGATTTTTGCTTTTTTTGGCATTTTCTTTTTACTAGTTTTATAACAATGAAACATTAATTTTTCTAATTGTTTTTCTGGAGTATGTTTATGAACCTTTCGTGCTATCATTTTATATAATTTGAATTCAGGATATCTTTCATCTCCATTATTTTTATATAATATATTTCTCCCTTTATCATCTAAACACCATTCATTTACTAATAAAGATATTTCATTATGGTCATCTTTAACATCTTCAATTTCTTCATAAAAATAATCAAATAAACTACACGCTAGTCTACATAAATCAAAACTCATATTAGGTTCAATTAAAGGTTTCTGATCATTATAATATGGTTCGCAATTATACTGTGTAGCCGCATCACCTTTTGGGTGAAAACTATCACTACAATATCTAACACCATTTAATGAATATATGGCTCTACCAAAATCTATAATTTTATAAATTTTACCAAATGTCGGAACTTTAAAATATGAATTATTATACTTATAATAGATTACCTTTTTATCAGTTTTATTAAACATAATATTGTTAGTATGCAAATCATTATGTGTAAATTTGAATGATTTTTGATATGCCAATAAAATCATTATTATTTGAAAAAAACAAGATTTCCATTCTTTATCAGTTAATTCATCTTCATCATCATCTTCTTCTAATTCCATTAATGAATCTAATGTTTGGTGCATATTTTCTAAACAAATCATATTAACCGGAAATTCGTGTATTTCGGCATATACGAGTTCGTCTTCTCCTTCTGAAGAAGAATAATTAGATTTACCAGAATTTGAACAACTTTCTATTTCGTCGTCATTTTCTTCATTGTTTGTATTAGATGACCTAGAAGAACATGATGAATGCGTGCTACTACTTTTTTTTGTATCTTTATTTATTGAAACAATTTCTAGTTCTTTTTCAGCATTATGTATTTCCAAATTTTCTTCTGTTAATTTAAATAAACCATCATATAGTTCTTCATTTATAGATTCTATTTTAATTTCAGTAATGATATCTTTTTCTACAATTTTATCTGATGACAAGTCTAATTTTTTTTTCTTATTTCTAGATTCATTTGACATATAATCGCTTTCACTTATTTTTTCAACATTAAATTTCTTACCATTGTTTTCAAAAAAATATTTAGACTCATATAGATAATCTACTTCATCGGCAACATTATACATATAATTTTTTTTAACACCTAAAAAACAGCCATAATAATCTATACCATGAATAAATGTATGGTCGTGTAACAATCTACTAGATAAAAAAGAAAAGAAAGCGTCTACATAAGCGGAATTATTTCTATCGTTCATTTTATCTAAACTTTTATTTGGGGATTTATCATAACCTGGGAGAGAAACCAATAAATTCTCTTCATGTTTTTTATACTTCCCCGTCATATATTTTATAGGGTCCATCAAAGGCGAATATTTGAAAAATGATTCTTTTTCAATTGTATTATCATCATCTAATGTTCTGACAGAAATTTTATATTTATTCATTGTTATAGCTTCTTTCATTCCACATAAGGAATATTTGTGATTTAAATTTACATTATTCCAATTTTGTTCGCTCAATTGAAAAAAATTTTCATAAGTTGGACAATAGTTTTGTACCTTTTTAAAATCGCCAAACTCTTCATTTCCTAAATCTTCAAATAGTTCGCTATTTTTATTTTTTAAATAATTTAACTTAAACATCTTAATACTCATATTTGATAATATATTTTATATAATTTAACTAATTATCTTATAGTTTAAAATTTAATTTTTTTTTAGCATATATTAATATATTATGAATTTAGAACTAAAAAAATTTGATATGAGAAATATATCTTTCAAGGCAGCTGATAATGCTGGACCAGTTATAGTTTTAATAGGAAGACGAGATACGGGTAAATCATTTTTAGTAAAAGATATGTTATATTATCATCAAGATATACCTATTGGAACTGTAATATCAGGAACTGAGGCTGGTAATGGGTTTTATGGTTCAATAGTACCAAAATTATTCATTCATGACGAATACAATACGGCTATTATTGAAAATATTTTGAAAAGACAAAAGATTGTTGTAAAACAAATAAAAAAAGAAAAAGAAGCATACGGTAGGTCTAATATTGATGCTAGAGCATTTGTAATTTTAGATGATTGTTTATATGACAATAGTTGGTCTAGAGACAAATTAATGAGATTATTATTCATGAATGGTAGGCATTGGAAAATCATGTTAATTATTACTATGCAATATCCACTTGGTGTTCCACCTAATTTGAGAACCAATATAGACTATACATTTATACTACGCGAACCTTATATCAACAATAGAAAACGCATATACGAAAACTATGCGGGTATGTTTTCAACATTTGAAAGTTTTTGCCAGGTAATGGACCAATGTACAGAAAATTATGAATGTTTAGTCATATCTAATAATTCAAAATCCAATAAATTAGAAGATCAAATTTTTTGGTATAAGGCTAGTGCTCATAACGCTTTTAAATTAGGTTCTAAAGAATTCTGGGAATTATCTAAAGACCTTAATTCTGACGACGATGATGATGATCCATATGACCCAACAGCATTACAACGGGGTAGGGGTCCCACAATTAATGTAAAAAAAAACAGATGGTAAATATATTTAAAGATATAAATATAATTTTAATTAATGAGTGAAAATTATATTTATATGGAAAACGCAGATTATAAATCATTAAATGAATCGGCAGTTGAAATGAAAAGAGAAACATACAATTTATTAGTATTTATAATAATAATTTTTGGGTCAATAATAACATTACAATTTATGATTTTCATTTATTATACGCGGGAAAGTATTAGATTATTTTGTTTTAAGATTAATACAGTTAATAGAATAAATAGAAAGAAACCTTTACAAATACAAATGGGAAATCTAGAACACTCGTTGGAAATCTCTCCCAATGAAGGCCTGAAAAATGAATTTATCTAATAAATATATTGATATTAAAGTAATATATTTATTAATATAATAAATGACAAGTATAGTAGAAAAACAAGAAACATCAAATATAAATATTGTTAATAATGATTGTATGAAAGAATTAGAAAAATTAAAAGATAATAGTATTGATTGCGTTATAACAGACCCTCCATATTTTATTGATAAGTTAGATAATAAATGGTCTTCAAAAGATATAAAAAATGATAAAAAAAATAGCCATATTAAACATTTACCAAAAGGTATGAAATTTGATAAAAAACAAGTAAAGAGGTTATATGAATATTATATGAAATTATCCGAAATGTTATTTAAAAAAATGAAACCCGGTGCCTTCTTTTTATCATTTTCATCTCCTAGACTATATCACGCAATTGCCATGGGTTGTGAAATGGCTGGATTTGAAATCAGAGATATGATAAATTGGACTTACACGAAAAGTATGCCAAAAGGTATGTCAGTTACCCATATAATAAAAAAAATGAAAATAAGCGAAGAAGAAAAGCTAAAATTAATAGAAGAATATAAAGATTATAAAACTCCACAAATAAAATCTTGTTTTGAACCTATATGCGTAGCAATGAAGCCTCTGGAAAAAAAAATGACATTTATAAAAAATGAAGTAAAATATAAAACAGGATTAATAGATTTTTCGCAAAAAGTAGGTAAAGATAATGATAGAGTTCCTGCAAATATAATAACAACAGAAGAATTTCATGAAATATATGATAAGAATTTCTTAGTATCAAAACCAAATAAAAAAGAAAAGGGGGAAGGAAATACGCATATTACTGTGAAACCTATAGCATTAATGGAACATCTGGTTAAATTATTTACTAAAAAGGGTTCATTCGTATTAGACCCGTTTTTAGGTAGTGGAACGACTGCTTTAGCTTGTAAAAATACAAATAGAAAATGTATAGGGTATGAGATAAACGAGGAGTATTATAATATTTGTTTAAAAAGATTAAATAATTAGATCACTTCTATTTTTTTGAAGCTTCCACCACCGAGGGCGTTCTCCATCATGGCGTCGCGTTTTAATTTTAATTTTTCTTCTTGTGATACTTTTGGTTTCATTATATCAGCCATCATATCTTTATAATTATTCTTTTTCTTTTTCTTTTTCTTTTTCTTTTTCTTTTCAGAAATATCATTTTTAGGTGTAATTTTAGCTACTTTTTCTTTATTTTCAACCATATTGATATAATATATATATATATTAAATTATATCAATTTATTTATTTTTTTTCATTCCAACCTACATGGTTCTCTCTTTCAAATAATTCTTTACGAATATCAGCCGAACTAACATTATCACCGGTCTTTTTAAGATTATCTTCAATAGTATTATTAACGCCAACAAGGTTTCCTTCTTTATCTACATTTTGAGTGAGTTTGTTACCAGTTTCTTTAGCTATTTTAACATTTTCCGCGATAGCTTGTTTTCTAGATTCTAAAACGCGTTTTTCAAAAGCTTGTTTGGCTCTAGATTCGTTTTTATTTTTTTCACTCATAAGTTCGTTAAGTTGTTCTTCTAAGTATTCAACCCTACCAGTTTTGTAAGCTTCGGGTTCCCACGGCATCCATAATCCAACCGGGCCAACATATACATTATGGTTTGGATCAATTTCTCTTAACATTTTACATCTTAATTCGGCTTCTTCTTGAGTGCTATAACATCCTCTAACTTTAAGACCTCTAACGCTAGTTGTAAAATCATGTGTTTTAGAGAATTCATCTTGTAATCTATCTTCATTATTATCAAGAAAAGTTTTATAGTCATCTCGTAATTTACCTTCCTGAAATTCTTCTTTTTGACTTTTAAGAAATTCTTGGAAATCATTCATTATAGTTTCAAACTCAATTGAATATTTATAAGAAATAAAATTCATGAATTGAGTAAATCTTTCAACAGATTTAGACAAATCGTAATGTTTTAGGAATTGTTCAAAAAAAAATATATTTTTTTGCTTTAATATTGTTTCTGGTGAAACAAAACTAACACAAACGAATTTTTGCCCGGAAATGGGCTTGTCTTCTTCTAATAGATCAACATATGTGGGATCATCCTTTTTAGGAAACGCAGACATTATATTATTTATATAAATACTGTATTTAAGTTTTTTTCATCACTAATATTTTTTTCTATTCATTATTTATAAACATGCTTGAAAGTTTAGGTAATGTATTAGATTTAGGTGAATTGGTTCGCCGTGCTGTAAAATATTTGGTAGAAGGTATTATGGTAGCAATTGCAGCTTATGCTATCCCAAAAAAATCATTAAATTTGGATGAAGTTCTATTGATTGCTTTAACTGCTGCCGCTACTTTCTCCATATTAGATACATATGTTCCATCTATGGCTGTTAGTGCGAGATCTGGTGCTGGGTTCGGTATCGGTGCTAATTTAGTTGGTTTCCCTCGTATGTAAATAAGTAATAAATTAACAAAATTATAATATTATTTTTAATATTATAATTAATGATACCAAATGGTTTCATCTGTATCGGTATTAACATTTAATCTTTTAATCTCTTCTTCTTCTTCCTTTAATAAACATATGCACATTATCCTAGAGAAAATTATAGACATAAAAAAAGAAGAACAAATGAATGCAAATCGGATGACATTTGCGTTCAACATGTTATCTGGAACAGTAACAATTACCAAAATTATTAATCCAATAAAAATTAATAAACACGAAAAATAGGAGATTATATATTTACAAGAGCATTTAAAATAAGAGGTTGTTACAAATGATATATTTGTTGGCATTAAATATATAATTAATATATCTTTAATTAAGTTTCATAAATAATTTTTTTAAAATTCGTTATATTATATGTCTGATAAAGTTAAAAAACTCATAGAATTATATAAAAAAAGAGGCGATACAGAATATTATGGAGAAAAAATGACAAAAACAAAACATATGCTACAATGTGCTACATTAGCTTTAAAAAATGAGGAAAATGAAGAAATTATATTGGCTTGTTTATTGCATGATATTGGACATTTTTTAGCAGACGATGACATGGATGGATATGGCGTAAAAGATCATGGCAAATTAGCTTCTGAATATTTAAAAAATATAGGCGTTAGTAAGAATATATATAAATTAATTGAAAAGCATACAGATGTAAAAAGGTATTTAGTAACAAAAAATATAAATAATTACTACAATAAATTATCAGAAGCATCAAAAAAAACATTTGAAATTCAAGGAGGAAGAATGTCAAAAGAAGAGTTAAAATTAATGGATAAAAATATTAAATTGGCAGATATGATAAAAGTTAGAATATATGATGATAAAAGCAAAATAAGAAATAGAGATCCATATCAAATGGAAAAATTTATTCCATTTTTAGAAAAACATATTAAATAATTTTTTTTATTACTTATATGAATAATAAAAAAAACCGTAAAAATAAGAAAGAAAGAAAGAAACAAGAATATAGAACAAAAGAAGAGCGACAATCAGAAGTAAAAGAAATATTGAAACAATTGAATGAATTTAAATTAAAACCTTCTTATGAACCAGTAAAAAAGTTATATATGAAATTTAAAGAATATATAAGTGAGGGGGAAAGAATAATTATTAATATTCCTTTTCCTGAAATTAATAGACGCATTAAAGGTGTATTAGCAATTAATAAGACCGAAGATGTTACAGTTGCATTAATGAATGAAAAATTTTAATATTTAAATAGTTGGTATAAACTCCCATCGCAATTCTTGACAAATTTTTTTCCAAATTTCATCCTGTTCTATTCTTTTTACAGGGTCTTTCAGCATTGGAAAAAATGGTAAAAATTGTGTTTCGCCCAATAGTTCGCACATTTTATATAAAACATAATAATAGTTCAAAAAATTAACACGGTCATCTGGACAATGATTAGAATATGGTTTTTGTATTTCCATAAATAAATTACACAATGTATCTTCTAATTCTGGAGACATAACTGGTGGTTTAATACCTAATTTATCTTTAATGAATGGTATATGTTCATAATATTTATTATAACCTAGTTTTTTAAGTATATCTTTAGCTTTTTTATTTGACATGTGTTTCAGCGTTATTCTTTCTTTTTTAATTTGGTGTTTAATATTATCAAGAACTTCTTGAGGAATTTGTGTTGTTTCTTTTGCTTGAAATTGAGCAAGAATTTCCCGAAAATGATTAATTCTTTTATAAGCATAAAAACAAACTTCTTTTGGGGGTTCTTTATAGCTAGGTTTTTCGTGTTCAATGAGGAATTGAAATTGTCTTCCACATTTATTACAAATCATTAATCCTTCATGTTCTACTGATATTAATTCACCGGAACAATTATTACATTTTTCATAATTAACAATATAATTATTAATATCTAAAAATTTTTCATTAATATTTATCAAGTATTTATTAATATTTGTTGTTTCGTCACTTTTGACATCAAGTGTTACATCTTTTTTTTTGTCAAAAAATGAATGTAAAACGGTGGTTTTATTAGATTTTCCTGTACTAACATTTTTCTTTTTTTCAAAATATTCAAATATATATTTGGAATTTTCTAATAAATATATTTTCTTGCCTTTTCTCTTTTTTTTAATTTCAATTTTCAAATCTTTTAATTTATCTTTAATTTCAAGAATTTCATCCAAATTTTTGCTATTTTTCATAATATGTTTTAATTTTTTTTGTGTTTTTAGTAAATGTGGTAAAATAGTATTACTAATATCAAAAAATTCATTCATCTTTTCATTATGCTTTGTATCAACAGTAACAACGGCTTTTGAATTTATTTTTATTTTTTTATTAGCTTTCGGTTTGAAATTTGGCATATAATTTATATTAATTATTAATTTTTAAACTAAAATATTGTAATAAAGTTTAAATTATTCGTAATAATTCATATTAGAACATCTATTTAAAATATATGGATATTATTTCAAATACGAATGATGTAAAAAATTTCAATTATTTAACTATTCAAAAAATGGCTTTAATATATAATGCTTTAGAGGATGGTTGGACGGTAAAAAAGAAAGAAAATAAATATATTTTTATAAAAAACCATAGAGGTAAAAAGGAGGTATATTTGGACGATTACCTGAAAAAATTTATGACTGAAAATCTGGATATCAATAAAATAAATTAATGAATTAATCAATAATTAATTCATTTATCAAATTTTTTTTTTCTTTAGCAATAGTATAACTATGGGTGGTGGTTTAATGCAACTAGTAGCTTACGGCGCACAAGACGTCTATTTAACGGGGAATCCCCAGATTACTTTCTGGAAGGTGACCTACAGAAGACACACTAACTTCGCAATGGAATCTATTGAACAAACTTTTAACGGACAGGCTGACTTCGGTCGTCGTGTTCAATGCACTATCTCCAGAAATGGTGATCTTGCATACAGAACCTATTTACAAGTAACTCTTCCTGAAATCAACAAAAACGACGGAGCTGTCAATGATGTATGTTATGCTCGTTGGTTGGATTGTCCAGGTGAGCAAATGATCTCTATGGTTGAAGTAGAAATTGGAGGTCAAAGAATTGACCGTCAATACGGTGACTGGATGCACATCTGGAACCAATTGACCTTGACTTCTGAACAAGAAAAAGGTTACAACGCAATGATTGGTAACACTACTCAATTGACTTATTTGACTGACCCTGCTTTTGCTGATGTAGCAACTGCTTGTGGGGCTGCTGGCGTTCCTGAAGCTGTATGTGCTCCTAGAAACGCTCTTCCAGAAACTACTCTTTATGTTCCTCTTTGTTTCTGGTTCTGCCGTAATCCAGGTCTTGCTCTTCCATTGATTGCTCTTCAATACCACGAAGTAAAAATCAACATTGAATTGCGTCCTATGGATGAATGTTTGTTCGCTGTTGATAAAATCGCAGCAAGCACTGGCGAAACGGTTAAAGCAACCTCCGCTTACTCCAAATCATTGGTTGCTGCTTCATTGTATGTTGATTACATCTTCCTTGATACCGATGAACGAAGACGCATGGCACAAAACCCACATGAATATTTGATTGAACAACTTCAATTCACTGGTGATGAATCTATCGGTTCCTCTTCCAACAAAGTTAAATTGAACTTCAATCATCCATGTAAAGAACTTATCTGGGTTGTTCAGCCCGATTCTAATGTTAGTTACTGTGACTCCTTCGTCACCGGTAACACTCTTAACGCGGCATTGGGTGCTCAGCCATTTAACTACACTGACGCTGTTGATGCTCTTCCAAACAGTATCCGCGCTTTCAGTTCCCGTGCTAACTTGTTGAACGGTGATGGTGGTAACCTAGGTAACACCGGTGTTATTAGCGATGGCTTATTCAAAGATGCCGGTGTTAACTCCACTGGAGCTGTTGATAATCCCGGTTTAGAACCGAATGAAGCCGCTGCCTTCCCAACCAGTGTTGGTGGTAACAATGGTGTCTCCGATGCTGGCGCATTCGTATTGGCCGAAACTGCTCTTACCATGCACTGTTGGGGTGAAAATCCAGTTGTAACTGCTAAATTACAACTTAACGGTCAAGACCGTTTCAGTGAGCGTGAAGGAACCTACTTTGACTTAGTTCAACCATTCCAACATCACACTCGCACTCCAGACACTGGTATCAATGTTTACTCCTTCAGTCTTCGCCCTGAAGAACACCAGCCATCTGGAACCTGTAATTTCTCCAGAATTGATAACGCTACCTTACAATTGGTTGTTTCTGCTGCCGCCATCGGCTCCAGTGCCACCGCCAAGGTTCGCGTTTATGCCACTAACTACAATGTCCTTCGGGTTATGTCGGGTATGGGAGGGCTTGCTTATAGTAATTAAGCTTCTTAGAGTATTCTTTAAGTTAATCCTAATACTAACAATCAATAATAAAATTGATTTAAATAAAACATTTTATAATTTATTATAATATGTTTTCCGAACATGAAGTTGTTTTAAGTCAAGACGTTGGTCTTTATATTCGTTATGGTAGATACGCTGGTTCATACAAAAATTTTTGTTATTTAATTCAAAATAAAGAAACAAATGAAAAATATTACAAAATGACTTGTAATGAAGATAATACTATTTATACTACATTATCTATTAAAGATGTTGAATTACTTAAAAATTATAAACCATATAGACCTGTGTTTTCATTACATTCAAACGGCTATTCTTTCTCAAAAGACCCTATAACTAAAAAACAATTTTATTTACACTCTTTTATAATTAAAAATAAAGACCCTAATGATGAAAAAATTAATGATAAAAAATATTCTATTGACCATATTAATCGTGATAAATTAGATAATAGAAGGGAAAATTTAAGATGGGCCACA